GTAGCATTTTTCCACATCTTCACCTGTCCCGTATTAAAGTGTTTCACAGACCCATCCTTACACATACAGACAGTCCAAACGTCATTGTCAAAGACACCGCCACTCTGAACATAGATCGCATACCCATCGCCCACAGGCGTAAGCACAGGCATCGGATTACGAAATTCGTGGATCATAAAAAGGTCGGAGGAGGTTCAGGTCGCTACTACGTCGAGATCGCACCTTCTTGGTGATTCCACCCGATTTCGCCCCTCAATGCCTCCCCCAATTTAAGCGGCAACCTTTCGGTCAGCGCATCCAGTAGGTCGAAACCATCTGGAGAAGAAAACAAACCTACTTCAAAAACGTCAGCTTGTAAAGCGTCGAATCAATCAACTCCGCAATCCCATCAACCAAGTTCTGAATCTCACTCTCCTCACCCAATACATATCTCTCCTCCTCAAGCAACATCTTCAAATACATCACAAACTCCAAGGCATCCCTATGCTCACTAATCTCAACCATCTGGTCTGGATAATCAACCAACTCCCCATGCCTACCCTGCCATGCCTCAATCACAGCATCCACCAAATCTGGCAACTCACTATAAAACTTCTGCAATGCCTTATGCTCCGAATAACTCAAACTCCTCAAATGCAAAACATGAGCAACCGTAGCCGCATTCAATAACGTCAAAAGTAATGTTCCTTCATTCATAGTCCACGAATCATATCTCTATCCCAATCAGAAAGTCTAGGATCATCTATATGCTCCTTTAATATATCCCCCAACCTCTTCCTCTCCAACTTCAACCCACCATAGCCACCTGGCTCCTTACTCGCATCCTCACCCAACTCATGCACAAGCGATCTCAACAGCATTATGCTCGGCCTTGTAAAATCACTCGCGGGGTATCGTAAACTCATTGCCTATCTTATAATTCATTCTCATCCCTCTAGTCAACACTAAAAGGATCTTTTAATAGGGAAAGTTCCCATACAGGATTTTTTTTGGTTGGCTCCTGTCGCATATACGTTCCCTAAAAACCGATGGTGTGGGGGAGGGCCACCACCCGAAAGAGATTCCTTAGGATCTCCCGAAGAAAAAAAGGGCCGTAGCGTCTCGCCTGGTATCCTATTCTACAAGCTCGGCTTCTATTACAGGCGCGGAGACTTTGACTTCCTGTATCGCGTCTTGCTTGCCGAGAGTTACCAGGAAGAGGAACGGATTTGATACCGCGGGCGACCTATCCGCGTAGTTATCACCTACCATTTTATTATCAATGTTAATCGCTTCCAATTTCGATACCATTTTCACTCTTTTACTCGACCCGCTTTCCCCGTGAGTCTCGACTACCTCTTGAACTAGGTCAGCATCGGGATTGCTCGCATCAGCGCGAACGGCGCGTGCCAGAAAAGACCGCTTTTCAGCGAAAGAAAGAGCATCTTTTTCAAAAGCTTTCTCTCTTAATTTCTTTATCTCATTCTGGATTCTTTCTGATTTAAGAAGTCGGATTCCGTTTGCTCCATGACCTTCTATGGTAGGGCAAGAATATCCTGCCCTTCTGTGGGATTGTGCTATTGATTCTCCAGAAGCGTATAATCGGCAGAATTTGAGTTGCCTTGAATTGAGTTGACGTTGGCGTGGCATAGAGAGAGCATTCTTGACAGAGTTTGCTAGGAGTGTCAACGGATGGAGAAAGAAAGGTGACTCATCGGGTAGTTTCAGATTTTAATGATCGCCAAAAATTGTGTCAATGCTAAACTGAAAGCATGAAGCATGAAGCAAACTTGGTTTTTCAAATTGGGATGAGATTGGCGTTTGAAGGGATTGATTTTGAATTAGAATGGACAAGCCCTTATGGTCGCCATGATCTTGCAATAAAAGACGATGAAACCTTATGGGGTATCATTGAGGTGAAACACGTTGAAACGGAAGGAACACTTCAGCTTGAAAGGTATAAAAGGTTGGATGTTCCGTTGAAGGTTGTCCATTGGAAAACGGATCTTGTGAGGTTGATTGAAGAAGTGAAAGCATGGAAAAAGGGAAAGGGAGTTGATATTTTCACTTTATCTTATCGGATAATTCCAGGCGTAGAAATTGCAACGAGAGAGAGAAAAAGGAAAGGTTGTCCTGCATGGTTGAAGAAGATTGATTGATGCTCTTTTTACTTTCCAAAAGATTCTTGCAGAAAGTTCTTGCAATGATGGAAAGATGATGGCATGATGATTCCATGATGACCGATGGAACAAGCAAACAAGCTGGTTCACGAGTCATCGCAACCAACCTAAAAAAATGACTAACGACTACAACTCAGAGACACGCCTTGCACATATTGCTTGGTACACAAAAGTCATCAACTCCCCAGGAGTTGCTGATTCCCTCAAGACCGCATTGATTGCTGAAGTCGCTCGCCTTAAATCCCTCACCAAGTAACCAACCAAAAAACACAAAAGGAGAAAAACATGAGCACGACGAAAGAACAGATTGATTATTCAGCCTTTCAGTTCCCAGAACTTGCGAAGGCAGTAGTTCAACAAATAGGTGGAGAGGAAGTATTCTTGAATTGTTGGGAAGATATTCTTAACCATGGAGTCTCGGGAGGATTTGGGGGTTTCATTTATTATTCAGACACGAATGCCTTTGCAAAACGGCACATTCGATTGATTCGTGAAATGGCAAAGCATCAGGCCGATGAGTTTGGAGTTGGAATGCTGGAAATGATACAAGGTTTCAACTGCCTGATGACTAGGGAAAGGAAAAAACCTTATTGCTATGACTACTCGATCGACTACATCGGCGAGACCGTATTCGGAAATGGAGATGATGTTCAAATCCTGAACGCATTGGCATGGTACGCGGCAGAGGAAACTTGCCATCAGTTTTCACTTCAACAAGAGGCTTAACCATGAAACTTATACAAATCCTTTTAAGCATTCTAATCTTTGTATCATGGCTTGCAATCTTCGCACTTTATCTCTTCGCATAATATGAAAAACTTCCCAACAATAAAAATTCAAGCCATGAAGTTAAAGAGTGGTCATCATCAGGTGATTTTATAGGCCGTAATGATGCGGCAATAGAAGCAATTCACAGACTTGAAAGGGAATCCCACAAAAAAAAGGAAAACTTCTTAGGCTACAGGGTAAGCAATTACGGGGTATCCATCATTATTTACGTTGATTGATTAGGCACACTCCCCTTTCTAATCGAGAGGGGAGTAGCCTGGGCAATTCAGCTTAGGACAACACAACGAAAGGAAAACACCATGAAATCATTCGATCAAATCGAAAAAGAAACCGATGCATTGCAATGGGAAATCTTCCCTCATGCTGATCGTGATAAGTATTCAAAAGGACACGCCATTGAGGACGCAAATCAATTTGCCTCTGATTGGAAAAAGATTAGAGGAGGAGATAGGGAAGCCTCTCTTTTCCTGGCCGTTGAAATCTTAAAGGATGCAGGACTAACTACTCATGCACATATGGCACTCCTAAGATGGTTCGGGAGCGATGCTGATCAAATCTTGAAAAACCTATGACCTGCGAGCATTGCAACGAACCAAAAGAAAAGCATCGGGGAATTGACTTATTCTGCAAAGATCAATTTGCAACGTCTTTTCACCCCTTAACAGAGACGCAAGATCAATCCCTGGATGCAATCTTAAGCCGTTTAATTGCGGCAACGGATCGCATGGCAAAGGAGATAGAAAAAATAAAAGCAATCTTGCCAACCTATAACTGAACCGAAACAACCCGAAAGGATACAATGAACCCGACAACCTACGATATTATCATAACAGCCGCGATGATAGGCTACCAACTGAATCAACGCGATGCCGAGGAGATCCTTGCCTTTTTTACAGGCGGAAGCATAACTGAAGCAATCCGAGACTATTGTGGAGCATACGAAAGCTGAAAACTATACTTAGACGCAAAAACAACAACAACAACCCAATCCGACCACATGAACACGCCCAACATCATCACCAGATTAAACGCCGCCGCCTCTATGCTCCGAGAGCATGAACAATACAACGACGACCCTGATTGCAATGGAGAAGGATTAGCCGCCGACGCTTGCGACGATGCCGCCGCTTTGATTAAGCACCTTACCGCCGCCTTGGAGGAAGCAAAACAATGGACGCTTGATGATGAACAGACAATTATTGACCATGGCGAACCAGCAACCATTGATGGGAATATGTTTATCTGTGCCGAAGTCTGCAACGAACGCTTCCAAACTATCAGAGAAGCACTTGAAAAGGTGAACAAATGAGCAAAACACGCCAACTCACCCTACACCTTGTCTGTCTAATCCGAAACCCCAAGGCATGGAGATTCTATGCCCAAGGTATCACCAGAGCATTAACCCATAACTGAAACGCAAAAAATATGAATACCGCCGCAATTAAAGAAGCCCACCGTTTAGTGT